CTTACCAAACAACATCTGCTGACTTCGCTCAAATAGATCAAGATAATACTTTTGTTGGTACACAGACATTTAACAAACTTAAGTCAGGATTTAATACAAAGGTTTGTGGTGCTTATGCTAGTGTTTTAGGTGGTTATTATAACGATGCTTCAGGTGGCGGTTCAGCTGTAGCAGGTGGTAACAATAATGATACATGTGCTAACTTTTCATTTATAGGTGGAGGTGATGATAATTTTATTGCTAGTGCTGGTACAGAAGGTGCAGTGGTTGGCGGTAACTGTAATAATCTTCGTCATTGCAGAGCTACTATAGCAGGAGGTTCACAGGTTGCATCTGTAAGTGGATCAATGCTGCATGCGCAAAGTTTATACCTCAAAACCCTACCAACATCTAACCCAGGAGTCGTTGGGGTTGTATGGAATGATAGCGGTACTTTAAAGATATCTACCTAATAGGTATTGATTTTTGCTCAACCCAATATAAATTATTGTGTAATGAGCGAACAAAGTCCAGAATTTGCAGTCTTTAACATCGAAGGAGGAATCGGTAAACATATTTGTTCTACCGCTGTGGTAAAGGCATATAAGAATAACCATCCAACTACTAAAATTATTGTAGTGTGTGCTTGGCCTGAGATTTTTCTCAATAATAAAGATATTGAGAGGGTATATCGATTAGGCAATATACCATACTTCTATGAAGATTATATCTATGGTAAGGATACGGTAGTATTTTCTCAAGAACCATACAAGCAAACCTCCCATATTAAGAAGCAAAAGCATCTCATACTTAGTTGGTGTGAGATGATTGGCATTAACTACACAGGTGAAGCACCCAAGTTATCAATGAATATGCGTGAGACTGGATACATAGATCCAGAATTAGCTCAGATTCCTAAACAGAAGCCAATATTACTTTTCCAACCATTTGGAGGTCCTGGTAAAGAACATCAGGCTGATCCATATTCTTGGTCGCGAGATATTCATCCACAGGTTGCTCAAGAATTAGTTAACCAGCTAAAAGAACATTATCAAATTATTCATATTTGTTATGACTTCCACCATAAATTGAACGATGTAATTAGATATGAAAAGGTTGTACCTAAGAAGACTCTATTCAATATGATTCGTTTTGCTGATCGATGCCTGTTTGTTGATTCTTCCTTCCAGCATGCAGCTGCTGCTATGGGTAAACCATCAACAGTGGTTTGGGTGGCTACACAGCCAGAAGTGTTTGGTTATGATATTCATACCAATATTAAAGCACCAGTTGAATTTCCTAAGGGTACTATTGACTCATACTTATATGATTATAACTTTACAGGCGCCATACATGAGTGTCCGTATGATGATGTATCGCAGATGTTTGATGTGAATGGGATTGTCGGATCGCTCTTACAACAACCCAAACAACCAGAACAACAAGCACCAGTCCAACAACAAGTAGTAACTAGTGAAACTCCACCAAGTGCTGCTAAACGCGATACTAATAAGAAAAATCGTAAAAAGAAGTAAGTAGTACTCTTACGGATGAAAAGCCAGGAGTTAACTCCTGGCTTTTTTATTAATAATAAGAGCCGTAGATATCGTTATCATTTACATCCATATCATAGACGTTTTCTTTCGAGTCCTCATCAACGTCCCAATTGTAAGTCTTAGCATCTGATACACTATCTTCGCTAATATTAGTACTAAGAGTACCAAACTTCGAATCATCATATACTTGCTCGTTTTTAGCTTCTTTGGGTGCATTAGGTTCGAATGAGTATTCAAATCTCTTAGCCCTGATACGATATACATAATGTCCTAATATAGGATTGATAGTAGATACATCTTCATCTCTACGCTCTGTAATTTCATATATATTAGCAGACCGTCCTCCAGGTCTATCACAACCTAAACCTGTCACTTCAACCAGATCACCTGATTTAGGTTCAACATCATCAAGAGTTGCGTACGAGGTGTTTGCACTCATTGCATTGCGGAAGGTTTCTATATGTAAGAAACCAGTAAATTCATCACCAGGATCAAAGCCAAATTGGGTGAGTGCTAATGCGTCTTGAGAAAGCTCTACATACATCTGCATACCAGATGCAGCCTCGAATACTGCTGTAGGCTCTTCACCATATAGCATATTAGCAGCAGATAAACTAAACGGTTTAATATAGTAATTAATATTAATACCATGATTGTTAATCAAATCACGATAGGCTAAATCATATACTAGTTGCTCAGCCTGCAAATTATTTGCATTCACTAATTCACCGCAAGGTAAGCTAGCAGCCATCATCACCTCTTCTGGTGAGCAGTTTAATCTGTTAGTATTACAAGCCATTTATTTATTTTTTTTACGAAGAATAGCTTGTGGATGACCTTCCTCATTCTCAAACATTTCGATTTCTACACCAGAGTTACCGATACCCTTTACTGTACCTGGCTCAAACTCCATACCATACATCTGTAAAGAATTTGTAAGAGGTTGTCCTAATAGATTAATTGAACCAGCACCACCGTTTATAAGGTTTCTAACATGAGGACATTTATGACCATATTCTTTTCTTGTTAGATTCTCATGTTTACGACCAGAGCGCATAATACTTTTACCACCCTTACGTACAGATGTAGCATTAGCATTCATCATTTGATTACCCTGATAGTACTCCTTGAATGTCTGCATGTATATATTTATGCTAGTTGTATCAATATACAAAAAAAGACTCGTGCTTAAGCACGAGTCTCTTAAATTATATGCTAGAATTAATTATGCCTTAACAGCTTTGTTCATTGGCTGTACTTTAGGCTTACCGAAGCCATCACCTAAGTTACCAACTTTGTTACTCTTACCATCGTTATAGCTTCCGGAATGAGACTTAGGTTCACCACCCTTGTCAGAAGGTCCAGCAGCTGGCTTGTGATGTACTTTGTTCATTGGCTGAACTTTAGGTTGTCCGAATCCTTCTCCTGTGTTACCAACTTTATTGCTTTTACCATCGTTATAATGGGTGTTAAAAGCAGTAGGCTCACCTTCGTTATCTTCTTCATTTTCCATTCCACCTATCTCATAATCTTCAGCTTCTGGAGCGTCAGTTTCTGTATCATCAGCAGCTTCATCAGCATCGTCATCAACTTCTTCTCCACACGCAGCTTTGAGAATATCACAAAGATGTTGTGCAAGTTCTTTATCAAGTGTAATTGTTACTTCCTCTTCTGCATCGTCACCTTCGTCAGCAAGATCCTCATCAGGAGTTGCATCTTCAATACCGAGAGCATCAAGGTCATCAACTTCTTCCATTCCGAAGTCTTCGCTAATGACTTTGGCATAGAGTTCATCAAAAATAGATTTATTGGCCATATATTTATTTAGTCCCTCCCGCGCAATTTCAAGTACTTCTTTGGAAAATTCTTCATCTTCTTCAGCAGTTGAGCTTTCTGGATCATCTTTGTCGTCTCCTGCCTCCTTTTCTGCTGGTTGCTCTGTCTCAAGAGTAGGGCAGTTATCATCTCCATAAGAAAGTCCTTTTATATTGTATGGATTTTTGTCTCCTACCTTTTTAATATCAACTTCTGATTCTTCAAACCCACCTTCTTTCGTTGGGCCTCCTGGTTGAATATCTGCATTACCTGTATTGGCGTTTTTGTCGCCAACTGTTTGCGCTTCTAAATTCTCAGCAACAACAGCAGCCTCATTACCAAGGTTACCATAAACCTCGCCGAGATCCGTAAGGTCGTTCTTTTTAGCCATGCTAATATTTATGTCAAACGTTACTTAAAACAAGTAATAGTTGTAAAATAAAAGTTTGAGATTAAATATGTCTAGTCTATGGCTAAAAAAGATACAGGTATGTACTATATGGGTAATGATAATTTACCTAATCGGAATTGGCAAGGAGAATATACACCAGATAAGATTAAAGCTCTTAAGAAAGCTCAAAACAATATCTTATATTTTGCTGAGAATTTTTTCTATATTGTTAATTTGGATTCAGGTAAAGAAAAAATTAAGCTATATCCAGCTCAAAAGAAGGCTCTAAGGGCGATGAGAGATAATCGCTTCTATATTTTATTAGCATCACGTCAGATTGGTAAGTCTACTTTGATGACAATTTATCTTTTATGGCAAGCTATCTTCCTAAAAGATCAGCGCATTCTGCTCGTCGCGAACAAAGAAGCCACTGCTATTGAAATCTTTTCACGAGTTAGAATGGCCTATGAAGAGCTGCCCAACTGGCTCAAATCACCAGTTAAAGAATATGCGAAGACGTCTATGACTCTAGAAAATGGTTCTCGTATTGGTATTACGACTACTACCGGTACAGCTGCTCGAGGTCAGTCTGTAAATTGTTTAGTAATTGACGAGATGGCCTTCATTGAACCCCACCTGGTTGATGAGTTTTGGAAATCTGTCTTTCCAATTATCTCTTCATCTAAGAAATCTAAAGCCTTTGTATGTTCAACTGCCAATGGTACACAGAATCTTTTCTATAGATTATACAATGGTGCTGAGACAGGAGAGAATGGTTGGGCCTATGGAAAGATATTGTGGAATGAAGTGCCAGGTCGTGATGAGAAATGGGCTAGCAGTACAAAGTTAACGATTGGATCAGCTGAAGCCTGGCGTCAAGAGTTCTGTTGCGAATGGATTAACTCTGGTGAAGCTTCTATCGATGATGCTTTATACGAAATGATGGAGCGTCAAATATGTGACCCAGCAGTTACATTAGATGATGGGTGCTATAAAGTATGGGAGGAAGCTCAAGAGGGTAGAATATATGCTGCTGGTGTTGATACTGCAGAGGGTGTAGGAAAGGATAGTTCTATTATTCAAATGCTTGACGTTACTGATCCAGCTGAAGTAAGGCAAGTAGCAGTCTATCGTAACAATAAAATATCTCCAATGGAGTTTAGTAACAAAGTCTTTAAGATACTACGTAACTACGGATCTCCACTTGCGTTAGTAGAACGTAACAATTGTGGTGCCCAAGTTGTTGATCGCTTGGCCCATGATATGGGTTACCCTAAATTAGTATCATATGGTAATAGCGCTGCTCATAGAAAAAAGCGCATGCAGGGTATGATTGCTCATACTAATACGAAGCATAGAGGTATTATTAATATGCGCTACTGGATGAATGATCTTAAATCGATCGTGATGCGAGATGCTGAGACGTTGGAAGAGCTTCGTAACTTTGTTCGGTATCCTAATGGTACTTGGAAAGCTAGACATGGTTGTCATGATGATTTAGTAATGGCTTTAATGTATGGATATTATGTTCTAGATAATGAAATATGTGAGCAATATTTTGAGATTATAGAGAAAGATGATACTGGTCGGCCAAAGGCTATTGAGCCTTTAGACTTTGGTATATCGTTATTTGAGGATCCAACATCGATATATACAGATAATGAAGTAACTGGTGGTAGTCCAGATCTTAATCCTGTTTATTGGGGCATGGCAAATAGTGATGATAACGATATGGGTGACGATTATTATGATCTAATAGATCAAGGGTTCACACAACTATAGATTAAATAACAGTATGGCTGTAAATCAAAACGACCAATCCTTTCTTAATAAAAGCAGAACAGATAAGTTTAAGCTTGTCTTTTCATTACCCCCAGCTTTACGTAAAATAAATTCAAAAACTGATAGGCAGACATTTAGCGTTAATGAAGATGCATTTCAGTTTTCTGTATATGGTGCTGTTGTACCAGAATTAGATGTGCCGGCATTACAAATTAGATATGGAGGATCTAATCTATATAACTCAACTCATGCGAGGGAGCCATACCCACCGGTGACGATTGACTTTACTATTGATAATGGATTTAATAACTACTGGGTATTATATAAGTGGTTAGACTTGATGCATGATGAGAAAGAAGGGTTATATGATGCATCTGATTTAGTTTCTGATGAGGACTTTAAAAATTATCAAACAGATATGACTTTGTATGGGCTTGATGAGTTTAATAACGAACGTATTCAATTTACATATACAAAAGCTTTTCCGGTTACAATAGGTAGTATTAATTATAATTATAGAACAGCAGAGGAAATTACATCTTCTATGACATTTGTCTATTCTCAAATACATACAAAACTTATTAACTACTAAGGTAAAATATTTACAGATTTTTGTCCAAAAAAGCATAAATAATGTTATGGCTAATAGGACAATTCAATCTCCAGGTGTCGAGATTCGTGAGAGTGATTTATCACTCCGCACAGCTCAGACAGGCACTACAACGTATATTGCTGGATTCGCTTCCGAAGGACCTACAGATGAAGTTATTGGACTTGGAAATATTTCTGAGTTCGAACAAATCTACGGTACTCCAAAGACTCCAGCAGAAAGATATTTTTATCACTCTGCGCGCGCTGCTTTAAACTCTACCGGCTCTTTGCTAGTTAACCGCTTACCATATGGTGCGGCAAGCGGTCAGGGATTTGGTTCAAAGGTAAGTGTTCTTGCATACCCAGCTGCGGTTTATGATGAAGGGGGCAGCTTCAATCAAACTTCATATGAACTTTCCGGCGCAGGAACTTATCTCTTAGGCCGACCAACTCAGTTTGATATTACTAATGAGCAATACTTACAGCTCAAGAGTGGTCAATTGTTTGATGTTGGTAGTCGATCTGTTAGTAGCGGAGCACTAAATTCTGTCGGTGCTTTAAGTGGTGCGGCAGTAATTGTTGTTAATAAAGCTCAATCAGTTGTTGATAATCAATTTAATGGGTATTATGTTGGTTTAACTGACAATACTCTTTTAAACCCAGCAACGAATTTTGAGGCTATACAAAGTGTATTTTCGGTTACTACAGGCGCACCCGCTACTGGCACATCATCTTTTACACAAGTACCAGCATCACGGTTTGAGTTCTCTCTTACTGCTACGCCAGAATTTGGCGATAATCCTGCTAACGGATCGATTTCACAGGTAATGGAAGATCGTATTGAAGGTTATGATATTGGTGGACGTGAATTTGACGATGCCTTAAATGTGGGTGTATTTAAATTACGACAGTCAGTCTTTTCGAAAGAATCAAATAAAATTGATTACCTTCTTGAAGAAGGTTATAATGCCTCTATCGGTAAATATCGTCAGCGTAATTCAGAAAACGGTGGCGCGCCAATTAACTTCAGTTTAGATTCTGTTGAAGAAAAATCGCGCAACATTGATGTTATTGTTAATCCGTTCGTATCAGATGCTACAACTGGAGTACAGCTTAAAGATGATGGTACACCTAAGTTTAAGGTTCGTATGTTTACAACCGCACTTAAAAGTGCTGTAGATTCAAGATCGATCCCAGCAAGTGCATCTGGATTGAGTACGCTTTCACTAGCGTCTTCTTCTCTCCCCCTTGGGTTTAACAAAGCAGACAGTCTTGTTCCATTAGGTTCTTATGGTGATGTTGATCTTACCACGAAAGTAATCGGTAATATTCCAGGTAAGCTTGATCGCGCTCTTGATCGTATTCGTAACGATCGTAAGTTTGATATCAGTATGATTGCTGAAGCTGGTCTCGGTACTATTAATACATATATGGATAGCTCATCAGCCACAAACGGGTTCGACGATACGAAAACAACAACTCAAATTGAGGCCTTGAGAACTTCAGGTGATCTTGATTCTAGTGGTGGTCAAGCTCGTACTGCTTATATGAACGTCTTCAATAAGTTTGCTACATTTGCAGGACCTGCCAAAGATGGCGGCCGCGGTGATATCTTATTCATTGCTGATCCAATTCGTCAGTTAGTTGTAACTGGTACAAATAGCAAAGTTCAGAAGGATCCTAATAAGAACTTCTATACACACATCTACTGGGCAATCAGACATCAGTTTGAATTAGCTAATACCTCTTATGCTACTGCATATGCTAACTGGATGAGTGTTCCTGATAACTACACAGGATTAAATGTTTGGGTTCCATCATCTGGATTTGCCGCTGCTAAGATGGCTTCTACTGATGCTGCTGTTGGACCATGGGGTGCACCTGCTGGATTCAACAGAGGTGTTATTACTGATGCTTCTGACATTGCTGTTACACCTAACCAACGTCAACGTGATGACCTTTACACAGCTAACCTCAATCCAATTGCTAACTTTGCAGATCAAGGTAATGTATTCTTTGGACAGAAGACATTGCTAAGAAAGCCAAGTGCATTTGATCGTATTAACGTTCGTCGTACATTCTTATATCTTGAGAAGATTACTAAGAAGACGATGCAGTTCTTCCTCTTTGAGAACAATACATTGTTTACAAGGACACGCGTTACTAATACATTAACACCGTTCTTTGAGCGTGTTAAAGCTGCTGATGGTCTTTACGACTTTATGATTGTTTGCGATGATCGTAACAATACAGCAGAAGTAATTGATCAGAATGAGCTTATTGTTGACATTTATCTCAAGCCAGTACGTACTGCAGAGTTTATCTTAGTTAACTTCTACGCTACTCGGACGGATGCAAGCTTCGAAGAGCTTGTTGGAAGTTAATAATACTTCAAATAACTTTAAGAGGGGGTCGAAAGACCTCCTCTTTTTTTTGTTAATTCGGCTTTTGAGATGTTTTGGTAGAGTCTCCTGACTGAACTTTCTTTACATCATGGGTATGCTTAAGTAGAGATACACCACCAGGGCCTCCAGCTGTAATATCACCATTAGCTATAATCTCGCCCTGAACTATAAGGTCACCAGCTACATGTAAGTTGCCTGTAAAGACTGCTTGTGGTGTTATAAAGGTATGAGTATTGTCAGCTATATCGTTAATGTTAGGAGCATTACGAGCTGTTATAACTCCTGCTTCCATATAGATATCTGTATCACTAACTATAGTAACTCGACCAGCATCTCCAATTGTTGATCCAGTAATAGCAACTTCAGCCCCACCAACAGTAGTTCTACCTGTACCTGTGAAACTATTATCTCCACTAGATGTAAATCCTATTCCACCTGATCCAACTGAGGCTCTTAATTTTGTGCCAGCTGCAATTTGAATATCACCAAATGGTACTGCACTTGACGTGTCTTTACTTTCATATACCGATACACTAGTTTTAGACTCTACTAACTCACCATTTTTATATTCATATTTTTCTGTAACAGATCTACCATTCTTAATAATAAGTCCAGAATCGAATGATGTAGGCTTTGAACCAGCTTGAAGAATTAAATGCTTAGTAGAGAGCATTTTAATACTACCACCTACACCCATCTCCTTCTCAATATTTGATAGAGGTGCAGCTTTTTCTTCCATTAACTGCGATACGTTATCTTGAGCTTTATTTGTTGCAAAAGTACCTCCTTCTACAGCGCCGCTGCTAGCATCTGCTTTACCGTCTGTAGGATACTCTGTATCAGTATTGTTACCAGCACCGCCGTATAGTTTTTCTGGTCCAGCCTTAGCTGCAGCAATGTCTCGTGCTTCTTCAAGCCACGCATTACTTAATCCTTCTGTAAAAAATTTAGGAGAGCCTGCGATGATAGTATGATCTCCGTATGTACGCTCTTCTTTATTGCTTTGCGTTTGACTAAAGCTATCACCGATTGTAGTGCTAAACTTATTGCCTTTAGTCAAATCCTGCATGTTGTTAGGAGCGAATACACTAACCGTCTTATTATTAAAATTTAAGTTAGCTCCTGAAGCGTGAGTAAGTTGTAATCTTTCCTGTGTAGTATTTTCATCAAACACGATACTACCAGATTTGTTGTTAAGGACAGTCTGGCCCCGCTCATTAATAAACTCTGTAGGGCTTTTTATTTCTTTATCTAACATCTTAGTTATTCGTTACGTGTTATCCCTCTACACCAGCTCCAAAGGGATCATCTGCAGATGTAGACTCCTTAAATGTCGACCCATTACCAGGTGTCGTGGGATCAGTATTCATTGACTCACTATTTAAATTACTATAAGCCATTGAATAGTTAGGATAGACTTCCTCGTTAAAACCAACTCCATGTACTGATTCAACATCAGCTACACTTGGTATTACACCTAAAATAATTGGCATACTTCTCTCGTTATTAATAAATGAAACAACCACTGTAGCACCTACACTTGGTAGTGCCATCATACCCTTATATGCGTTTGATCTATTATCTGGGCTATAAGCGTTAGCTGTTACATTTACTCCTGCTGTACCTATAGAATTACCACCTAGGTAACCATCATGAGTATGAGAGTAAGCGTCAGCTGGTGGACATGCATTTAAATCAGTAATATTACCAGCATCACTTACACTTAGAATATTAGTATTAGCATTATATTTTGCACCAGTACCACCACCCATAATAGGCATCATTACATGAGCATAAAACTCCTGACCTGTAGCATTTAATGCTTGGGTAGACATGGTATTTTCATTAGTTTTACCACGAGGCTGGTCGAAATCTTCTTCAATAGAAGGGGTTAATCCATGAATAAAAACCTTTACACGATTCTGTGGAACAGTGTCGTCTTTACAGAGAAGATCACTATCATGAATTACTTTACCAATATATAAACTATCAAACATCTTAAAATAAATCTGCTTTTGATACCATACGAGTTGCTCTATCAATCTCGTTGGCTGTTTTATTAATAGTATTGTTAATAGCGCCGGCAGGGGATAAAATACTTTCCGATATACTATTTGCAAACTCATCAATAGGCACAAGACCCTTACTTACATCAACTGCTGCCTTAGCAGAAACATTAGCCAGAGCTTGACTAGTTATACAATTTAATAAACTCGCTGCAGCGAAATTGCAGTTTTCTTTACTAGCAGTAAAATCTTTAATATCGCTTACCTTGCTGCTAAGTCCCTCTGCGAAACTTTTTATACTCTCAATAGCACCAGCAACTTCTGCTACTAAACCAGTAATAGTATTAAGAACACCAGCAATCGAACCTGTAATCTTGGCTATTGCATTATCTATTGTATCAGTAACAATACCACTAATGGCAGCTGTTGCATCTGACAGAATACTATTTGCTGATGCTAAAATATTACCCATCAATGCTTTACCTAAATCTGGTAAATTAGATAAAATAGACGGTAAACATAATGCACCTTTAGCTATGGCTGTCAATTGATCTGCCCGAGCATTCGCTGAATTAAGAAATCCTTTTACTGACGAAATTAATCGCATGATATATATATTTATGCAGTAGATCTATAATAGTCCACCTGTATAATATTTTATACAATCAAATGTAGTTCTTTTTGTTAATTTTCGTGTTGAAAGACTAAATATTGATATGCCAGTTAATCAGACAATTCAAAATTTCTACCGCACTGCAGCAGATCGTGACTTTTCTCGAGACTTCCTTTTCCGCGTTACTCAAATGCAACTTCAAGGAGTTCCAGCTCTAACAGAAAATGATCTTGTATACGTCAAGACAGCAGCCCTACCTGGACGTAGTATTACAAATGTAGCAGTACCATATATGGGCCTTGCGTTAAATATACCAGGAACAGTAACATACCCTGGATCAGACGGTTATGCCCTTAACTTTTATCTTGACGCTGACAGTCAACTTCGTAATTATTTTGAAGGTGCTTCACGCTCTTTGTTTGATGATTTGAACTCTACTGGTGAATATGGTACTCCTGATGATGATTTCTTTATTCAGCTTGCGCAGTTAGATAAAGAGCTAGAGCCTATTGCACAATACAAGCTAGTGGGAGCTTCTCTACGCAATATTGATAACATAGGATATAATATCTCCGACGGTACTGGTACTACAGTTGAAGTTAATGCAACTATAGCTTATCACTACTATACAAAAGAGCAGTAATATAAATGGGACAACCTATTAAACAGCGCCTCCGTGTCCACCAAAATTGGTCTGGAGATATACCTCTCAAAAATCTTTGGGGAGTGCAGTTTCAGTCTAGAAATGGTACGTCTATGACTGAAGTTGGTAATCGTATTCGCAAGGTGCTTGAGGAGTACCAACCAAAAGCTTATCAAGTGGTTCCAGATTTAATTGATAAATTTTCAGAAGGTAAAGAAGGTTACTTATTGGCGCAGACTATTGCAATGCCTACTGAGAATGTTTCTATAAACACTACAGGTGTTGGTTCTGGAACTGGTGGGCTGATAGACGGGTATTACGCTGATAATAGAGGTACGTACGGTAGTGGAAATCAAATTAGTATTAGCTTTTTAGAAACTAATATTGATGTTGTTGATTATTTTATCAAGCCGTGGATTGTTGCAACTGCCTATAAAGGTTTAATTGAAGATGGTGTTGATGATATTAAATGTAATATTGTGGTAACACAATATACTCGAGCAGATAACCAGTACGATGATAAGCTGGGGTCGTCCCAAAATGCTGCTACAAGAAATGAGACGAATGTAATTGATTACAAATTACGTAAAGCTACTACATTCTTTAATTGCGCGCCATATAATACTCAAGGTGGTGATCAAATGAGTTATAACGCTATTAGTTTATCTGACATAACTAAGACCGTGGGTTGGATATTTTCTCATTACGAGCTAAGTACTCCAGGCTTGTACACATGAAGTTTGATATTGAAGTAAAGTTACCTAGTAGTAAAATAAAAAGAATCCAAGAACTTAGTAATAAGGACTATCTCACTATAGTTAAATATATTAATAACAGTGATTACTATGGACTTAATAAATTTTTCGAAAGCACTGTTATTGATGATGATTTAAATATCTTCGATAGGCTTTATTTACTTCTATATTATAGAATGACTTTTATTGATAGTGTCATTACTATTGATAGAGATGGTAAACAAATAGATATTAGCTTAGTTACACTACTTAATAAGCTAGAAGAAAACTATAGAGATTTTGAACATACATTTAGCGAAAAGAATATAGAAGTTACACTCGACCTGCCTACTATTTCATACTATAGCACAATAGATGAGCTATTTACTTCAACAATACAAGAGGTAAAAATAGGTAATAAATCTTTAAACTTTTACGAATTATCCGCTGTAGAGCAATCACAAATACTTGACAATCTCCCCGTAGAAATTTTCAATAAAATTAAAGCCTATATTGAATCTATATCAAATGATTTGCTCGATGTAACTGTTATTGCTGAAAATAAAGCGGTAGGAGTTGAAAGATTTGGTATTAATATTATTAGTAACGGTCTTATTGAATTAGTTGCAAATATTTTTACAACAGATTTAAATCAATTTTACAAACTGTTATACTATTTTCAAAATACTATTACCCCTGGCTCAAATATATTTTTCGATCTATCACCAATTGAAACAAAAATTATATTGAATCAACATAATAAAAAAATCGAAGACGAAAATAAAGAGCTTCAGAAAAATCAAGAGCAACAACAGCAACAATAGTTGCATTTTAAAAACATATGATAAATAAGGTTATGAACGCCGATGTCAAAACCTTCTTAGATGATCTTAAGCAAGTTAACAATGCTAGCACAGTATCGATTAAAGTGCCATCAACTTCAAAAAAGGCTACATTTAGAAAATTTAATGTAACACAACAAAAGAAACTCCTTAAGTCTGCTTTTGATGGTGTGCAAGGGTCTATAGAAAGTTTAAATATATTTAACAATATTGTTAAAGACAACTGCCAAGATGATGTAGATTTTTTACTATGTGATAGGATACCAATTTTGCTTGAATTGCGTAAAGCGACGTCTGGTAACACATTTTCGATTGATGAAAAAGATTATAATTTAACTGAACTCCCAATATATAACATTAAAAATGTTAATCTTACAACTACTATTGAGGATAGTGGTATTGAAGTTACATGTAAGGTACCAACTATCGATACAGATATAAAAATTAATAAAAAGATTATTGTGGAGTTAGGTAAGCTTACACCTGAACAGCAACAAAAACAAAGTATTGAGCTTGTATTAACTTATGAGATTGTTAAGTTTGTTGATACAATTAAACTGGGTGAAACATCTTTAAGCTTTAATGATCTTGGCGTCTATGAAAAGGTTAAAGTGATTAATGAACTTCCTCTATCATTGAATAATTCTATTATCGACTATATATCAAGCATTAAAGAAGTTGAAGATAAATGTCTTACTTTTGATGATGATGCAGTAGTAGATATTGATGCTGGATTCTTAGCTGCAGAATAAGGCTCTAAGATTAAATATATTTGTGGCTGATGATATATCACAAATAGTTGATGGCTTGAGACTTATTACTGCTCAGAAGTCAATGGGAGCCGCGGCCTCTGGTACAGAAACTAAAGGTAAAAAAGGTGTAATTATTGATTCAACGTCCAGTAATAAAAAGTCACAAGAAAAAAATAAAGAGGTAAGTGCTACTCTTACCTCAAATGAGACGACGAGGTACACTAAGATATTCGAAATACTCCGTAATGTTATTAACCCTGATCCTGAAGCTGCAAGAACTGGAAATACAGCTAAAGATAAGGTTAAAGATATGTCTGCAACTACTCAAGCGGCTGCTGGCGCTAAGGAAGCGGAAGGAGGGCTACTTGGTAAGTTAGGTGCTATCGGCGCTTTGCTTGCTACGTTAGGTCCGCTTCTATGGAAGTTAATCAAGAAAAAGTTTTTTGAATATCTTGGAAAGTTTCTCAAGTTTCTTAAAGGTGCTTTTGTAAAGCTTTTAAAGGGTATCGGTAGGTTAATGTTAAGATTTGGCAAATTTTTATGGAACGGTGCTAAAAAAGCTGCTAAGGCTATTTGGAGTGGTCTTAAAAAGGTTGGTAAAAGATTGCTGGGGTTTCTCAAAAATACGGCAAGTAAAGTAGGCGGCGCGATTAAAGGCATGTTTAGCGCGCTATGGAATTCGAAATGGGCTAATGCTTTAAAAGGTGCAGTTAAAGGTGCTTTTAATGCAATAAAGGGAGTTTTATCACAAGCTCTTAATATCGTTAAAGGTGGTGCAAAAGCTGTAGCCAGTAGTGCTGCCGGTGTCGCCAGTGCTGCAAGTGGTGGGGGAAGTAAACCTAATAGGGGATTTTGGGGAACTCTATATGATAAAGGTACGGACCTTGCCAAGAAAGGAATTGATAAAACGAAGTCGGCTATAAAGACTACTGTTAAAGCAGTTAAAGCAGTTCCTGGAGTTGTTAAAAACGTAGCTAGATCGGGAGTGGATTTAGTTAAGTCTGGTGTAAAGTATACCAAAGGAGCAGTAAAATATGTAGGTGGTAAGGTTTTAAAAGGTGTCTCACAAGCAAAATCAGCCTTAGGTAAAGTATTGAGACCGGTATTAAAGTCCGGAAAAGGGGTTTTAAAACCTTTATTAACAAAAATTCCTATTATTGGCGGGGCCATTGAAGCAGGGTTTGCTGCTTACGATATAAATAAATATGCTGATGATCCAAAGAAGGGAGAGCAAGAGCTTAAAAAACTTATAGGTGATCGAGTTGTAGAAGGTATAGGTGGTGTTGGTGGTGGTGCACTTGCAGCTGCACTAACAGCAGCTACCGGAGCAGGTCTTCTTGTTTCTGTCCCAGCGTATATGATTGGTGATTATCTTGGAAGATTTGTAGCTAAGATTTTTACAGACAATTTCGATATGACTAAGCTTGGAGGGGTAGTAATGAATGCATTTGGCATTTCACCAGCAAATTCGAAAGAAGATGTTAAATCTCAGGTCAAGAAATTTAATGATGGTGTAATTACCCACGGTGGTCAGACAGTAAGAATTAATAGTAAGGATGATGTATTAGCTCTTAAGACAGGAGGACCTCTTGATTCGATGTTTAAAAGTAAAGATTCTAATGGAATACAAGACGCAGCAGTCTTTAACGATATTAAGAGTGTTAATATAGCTCAGCTTCAAATTCTTACTAGTATAAGAGATGGTATCATGGCTCTAGGAAGAACCAGTCAAGCAAGTACATCAAGCGGATCATCTACGGCAAACTTTAAACCTAATCTCGCAGCACTAGAATATTACAACGATGGGAAGAAGAAGCGCGCTTTCGCCTAATACGATAAAAAGATATGAGTACGATTTTAATTAATACAGCCCAATCTACAGTAACCGAATCTGTCGATATATTAGTACCTGGTGGAGGAGATATAAAAACATTAAAACTACCTAACGAAGATGTTCAGCCAAAATTAGCACCTAATGGTATTATTGATGTCGTTAATAATTTTAGTTGGTATGCTGGCCCTAAAGCAAGTGCAGCAGTTTTAAATAAGACACCGTGTGTATTTTTAACAGAACGAGAGCAAAAAATTAGCTCTTTGATTTCTGGTGCGATATATTATTTAAAAGCAGCAGCTAAAGGTGTTAAAGCTGCTAGCGATAATGTTAATGATATATTTGGTGTTGACCCTATAGCATTACTTGGTAAACTTAATTCTCTAGGTAATGAAGGGGGTATGATGAGTCAAATAAAAGGCACTGTTGGTAAATTTAAAGATGCGCTTGATGAGTATGCAGTAGAAGATACTGCGTTACTAGCAGCTCATAATCTTAAATCGTTAGAGGGTATTTATCTAACTACCAAAACCGGATTTGAATATAGATTACCTTTTTATGATCCTCAGCAAACAGTAACGAGTGAGTGGGGCGAGAAAGATGAAAAAACGGGAGGAGTATTAGGTGGTTACATTACTGGGGCTATGAGTAAGGGAGAAACTTTTTCCGAAACAATAAACATTACTCAGCCAGGTGTTTATATTGAAAAGCCTAAATATTTTCAGCATGCTACGGAGGGTATAACGAGAACAATTAAGTTCCCGCTCTTAAATACTATTCGTAGGTCTGATATTAATCAAGTGCAGCAAAATTATGAATTACTTTGGTTATTAGCTTTTCAGAATAAATCTTATAAAACTTCTTTTGCTAAAAGCCCACCACCGAAACTATATACAATTTCAGTACCAGGGCAGTTTTCCATGCCGTATGCCTATATTTCAGGTTTAACGATTAACTTTTTAGGTACTGTGAGACGTGCATCTGTTTCTACACCTATACTTTCTGATAAAAAAGTAATAACTAAACCAGTTGAAGTACCTATACCAGAGGCGTATGAGGTAACAATAGAATTTACATCACTAATTGGTGATTACGGTAATACAATGATGAGTGACGCGTTTACTACATCTGTTATTGGCGACACAGTAACACAAGGATCAGCTCCGGACCCGGAGGCGTCCCCAACTGGGATTGATCCATTCGGACCAGGCGGATCCGCCGGGCTCACCTAGTCTAAATTTGCAACCTATCAATTTAAAACATGAGTACAATAATAAATGGAAAAGTTCAAAACGAGATTACAGATCTAGCTACTCTAAGTCGTAATTTGTATGAAAATATTTTTAACGTTAATTTAATTGAAGACAACAACGTCTACTTTTACAATCTGTTAAATAAGGTAATTTTTCCAGACGATATAAGTGATGAGTTTACTGATGAAATTACTTTAATGTCTGATAAACCTTGGACTATGTTATCCTTTCAATTATATGGTACGATTAATTTATGGTGGACAGTTTACCTTTTAAATAAACCTGACTATATATTTAAAGCACAGGCTAATAATACATATAAATTTATTAAGTCTAAGTATATCACTAGTGTGCTAAATAGAATTACAATAAAAGATTAATATGGTTATTTATAGCAACAATCTTCATGAAAAACTTCAGGGTATTGCAATAAGTAGAGATTACTTAAAGTACAATACTCCATTTTGTGATATAGTTGACGACCCTGAGTTTCAATTAGATATTGACTTAGCTGTTGGATATAACAACGCAATTAATGGTAATCTTGCTGTAGCGGAAAACTTCGTACAGAATTTAGTTCTCAACAGCGGGCAGTTAGACTGGTCCACTTTAGATTATTATACATCTAAAATTGTTAATAATCCAATTTTTGACTCGATAGTTCGTGACATTAAAAGTCGATTTGATAATCCTGAACTTTACTCAGACGGGTATCAGGAATCTCTTAATGATCAGCTAAAGGATTGTCTTAATTCACCATGTAATTTGTTTTTAGATACTAGTGATAGTATTGGTAGAATGGCTCAAGCTGCTTCTACTAAATCTGCTGCTAATACTTTCGGTGTAGGGGATCTAAAAGATACCTTTACTAATATGATCGGTGAACTTGACCAGGCTGTTTTTAATAAAATTCCTGCACTATTTCAGGATGGGTTTGTTGAGGTCACGCAGCTAGCTAACAAGGCTTGGACTAATACACAAGCTGTACTTGCAGGTAAAAAGAACTTATCTGAACTTTCTAAGTTAGCGCAAGGGGGTCAATCCCTTAGAAACACAGATAAAGTCTATAGATATACACCTGATATTAAATCTTATTTTGATTTCAATACTACAGGGTCTGCAATCCTTAGTAAAGTTAAAGAAAATCTCGGAGGATGTTTTGATAAATATCAGAATAAATATCGATACAATCCGTACATTGATAATACGTCGTTTCCATCTGGTACGCATCCTGTGTATGTTAATGGTGAAACTATTGAAGCAGATGGAGCTAATAAAGTTCAAAGGGTAACTGATAACAATAAAAACATGAAGAGGCAGACTGGTAACTTTTCTAGTTTACCGCCGTATGATAATACACCTGTAAGTGGTAAAGGATACTCTGATGGCAACGTAGCAATTTCACAAACATTTACTCTACAATCAAAGAAGAGAGGAGTAACATCACACTACTCTGTTTTCGCTGGTCTTGTAGACTATGGTGAGAAGAGAGTTTGGTATGAAGATTATTCCGCGTTGGCTGGTGATAAAATGACTTTAAAAGGTATTAGTAATCTAGGTGAAAATACGTACAGGCTTGGAGCCTCGTATATGAGTTCTGGAGGTTTAACAGAGCTAGGAAAAGCTATTAAAGGACAACTATCAGATAGTGATAAAAGGTCTATTGGTACTTATAATGTGACTGGCGCTATAGCGGTCGGTTGGAAACATGATCTTACTGATGCAGGTATGGAAAGCCTTTATAATACACCTAAATCTGGTATTATTAATGATGGTGTTGCTGTAAGTCAGACTTTGTTTAGACGGTTTACTAATGATCCATCAGTTACACCTTTAAGTAAGAACTACAAAACACCCTTACAACTTAGTAATGAGTTTTTTGCTGCAATGAGAGTACCCAATGGTAAGTGGTATTATTACAAAGTTATTGACTGGAATGGTCAAAAAGAATCTAACGTTGATATGACTGTTGGTGCATATCAACATTTTATGAGAGCAAATGACTTAGGTGAACTTGGTGGGGCTAGCAAAGGTGTGCCTATTAGTGATACTGGATGGACCCGTGTTAAAAAGATTGCTCATGACAATCTTGGTACTATTGAGGTCAAGCTTTGTCAAGGTAGTATTGACAATATTAAAGCGCAGATGGGTGATATGCCTGAAGAGCTAGTTGAAACTAATCCTAACGTTAGTTATGCTATGCAGGGAAAACGTAATAAACCTATTCAACCAAAACTAGCTAATATGATTAATGCAGCTAGTGCAAAATCTGGCTATAAGATAGAGGTCTATTCTGGTGGTCAAGTTGCAGCACGCGATGGTGGCCGTAACGGTGTAAACCGAACAGGTTCAAAGAGGCATGATGATGGCTGGGCTGCTGACATTAGAGTGTATGATGGTAGTACTAGATTAAGTGCAGAAAATCCAAGTCATTTTGACAAGCTCTACCAATTTTCTAAAATACTTAAGAGTGTTGGTATTGAGAGTATTGGAGCTGGTCCAGGTTATATGGCAGGCAACTTACACATTGATATCGCTATTAGTAATGGTAGGAGTGGTGCGCAGGCTACAAAGTGGGGCGTAAATGGTAGAAGTGCCAATACACCGCGTTGGCTGAGAAGTGTTTAAATATCAATTACTTCTTCTTTCTCTTCACCATTAGTAAGAGCTTTGAGAACCTCTTCTCTTGACATTACAAGCTTAGCGGTATTGTCAAGGAGGTTAAGCTCTTTTTTCGAATCAATATCCATCTGCTTAACGTCTTTACGTACTTGAATGTTCTCTTTATTAGCATGTATCTTCTGCATAGTCTCAATAGCGCTATTAGCTGATCGCATAAGCTCCGCTAAAGATGCTACATCTCTATTCTCTGGTGCAGATGAAATATAGTCCTTAACATTATCAACAGCATCTAGCGTTGTATCTATAAGTCTTGCAGTCGTCTTAACGAGATACTCTTCTAGTTCACCTGTATCAGGGACTTCAGCTGATTGTTTCGCCTTTGTAACTGAATGATTTTGAGTACTTAATTGTGTAATGATGTCATCAACTGCATTGTCAATGTCATTATCAGGATCTAGAGATGAATCGTAGCTTTCCACTCCTATATTTAATCTAAGTCTAATATAATCAACTAGTAGTTGAATTTTTTTATTAGTAGTATATTATATGTGTATGAAGTTAAAGTTTGAAAAGACTCATGTTGATGCGGTGTTGCCAGTAAAAAATCATAATAATGATACAGGTATGGATGTTACTTCAGTTGAAAGTGTAACTATCCCTGCACGTGGCTCTGCGGTTGTTGGTGTTGGTCTTAAGTTTGCTTATATTGAAGAAGGCTTTTGGGTTAAAGTAGAAGGACGTTCTGGTCTCGGGTTTAAGCATGGTATTATACCACACCCAGGTATCATCGATGAGGGTTATCGTGGTGATGCTGGAGTTAAGCTCTATAATCTAACTGATAAAAATTATGAAGTAAAAGCTGGAGATCGTATTGCTCAGTTCGTAGTATATGCTAACTACCCGGTTGAAGTATCAGAGGATTCTGTTGAAGAATCTGTTCGCGGTGATAAAGGCTTCGGTAGTTCAGGTAAATAAGTTATGATTGAGTTTGACAAGATTTGGGTTGAGAAGTATAGGCCGGCTAAGTTAGATGATCTTATCCTCGATGATAAGTCTCTAAGAATAGTATCACAGTTTAAGGATGAAATTCCTAATTTACTATTTGTCGGCAGTCCTGGTACTGGTAAAACTACTCTTGCAAGAATTATTGTTAATGACATTCTAGGATGTAACTATCTTTATATTAATGCTTCTGACGAATCTGGTATTGATACTATTCGTCATAACATTACTAACTTCGCTCAGACCAAGTCATTTGATGGGGGCGT